CTGTGAGAATAAGAACATCACCTTCTTTTAGGGAAGCCGCTATTGAAGATTCATTGAGAATAAAGTTAGCCAAAGATGTCTGTGTGCTGTCTACGTGTACGTCAGTGATGGCCAGACTATTGATACTTAGTTCTCCACCAGCTACGGAAAGCATCGAGGAAGAACCGGAAGCAATTCCGGAGATAAAAGAAAGACCGGCAATGTCTTGCTTTCTGGTTAGGTCTGCATCTGCGGATGGGGCGCTTTCACATTTGACGCCACCTTTAAAAATAACTTCGGGATTATAGAAATTCATGGGTGTTTTACTCCATTGGGGGTTGTAAGAATCGTCTTATTCTAGCTTAAATAAACCGTTCCAGATATGGAACTCACAAATGTAATTGTGATTGAATTAGACGAAAAAAGTATATCACCCATTATCTGATTCCCACTTGTATCCACTATCAGAACACGGGGTTTAAAGCTAAAAGAGTGGGAAATTGATACACTGGATTGATTTGTGAAACTTGTTACAGTTTCACTTGTCCCCGTATTAGGGGAATATATTGGTATGGCCATGGTTCTATCCGTTTAGCTATTCAAAAATGAAATATATTTGGGCTGTTCCAGATTGGGAAGCTACAAAAATACTTCTTTGCTCTGCGGTTTGTTGGGGATTGTACTGAATAATAGCATCCACGGGATGGGGGAATTCATTTCCTGTCTTGCTACCCCCATCAGTTCCATCGTAAGAAAATACGATGGCTTGGGATTCTGGTTTAACCGTTACAAGTTTACACCATTTCGGAATATTGATTTCTTGAAGCAATGTTGAAATTGCTGTTACTTTTTTCATTGCTCCACCATTGGACCAATTCAAGGTTGTTAAATCTATTACTGCCATTTTATTCTCCTATTTTTTACGTTTATTTGTTTTTGTTCTCATGCCCCGTTTGGGCTTTGTTGTTTTTTTCTTCTTCCCAGCCATTGACAAAACTGTAGCTATGGATTTTAGCTTTTTTCTCTTTGATAATACGCTGGATTTTTTTTTTCGTGTTGCCATTGGGCTTTCCTTCATGGAGATAATACTCCCCATTTATTTGATATGCTGTAATGTTTCTTATCATATTTTAAAGCGATTATTTCGTCTTTGGTAGTACTGCTTCTTCAGTTGTTCACGATTTTTTTGATAGAACTCAAAATCTCCACTGGCCTTTTTCCACATATCGCCATTTGTGGCATGGTCTTGGGTTTGTGTCACTCCTTGATTCGTGGAAGGACGGGGCGCGGGTTGGGTGGATGCCGTGGCCATTTGTGGAGTGGCTTGGGGGTGTTCCAATATTTCCCCCAGTTCTTGGATTTGGGAAGGGGTGGAGCTTTCTTGTGGGGCTTGGAAATATGGCTTCAAGACAGTGGGAACGGTTGAAACATCTTCTTTCATGCCCACCATCCATTCACCCATGGGAATCCGGTCCTTCTTGGCTTTGGAATCCATGGCTTTGTTATACTGCCACTCTACCAAATCCCTAACTTCTGGGTCTGTTATCCCTTGGCTGGCTATCGCTTGATGACGTTCGTATCTTTGGTTGGATACGGCTAGTTCATCTTGGAGGCTTGCAAGTTGGGAAGCCATGGCTTCCGCTCCTTTTACTTTTGAACCCATTTCTTCCAACGTGGCTTCTAGCTCAGAAACTCGTTTTTCTGCGCTTCTCTTGTTCTCTGTTACTTTTGATAGACGTTCACGAACGATTCCATCCACTTCAGTTTTTAGGATATATTCTTGGCCTTCATGCGTAATTGTTTTCATGGTTTTCTCTTTGGTTTGGGGGTTATTGGGGTTGGGTTATGTTCCAAATTCGATTTTTTGTTGACGGATAAGTCTAAGTTTTTCCATCGCTTGTTCTTCCGTGGTGAGTTCCGGATATAACTTGAACATGGCATCCACTGGTGAAAATAAACCCTTATCGAGAAGAGCAATTATATTTTCTCTTTGGGCTTTCTGTTCACCTTCTGATAACTCTATAGATTCATAAGAAATCACATATCCACTTTCTGGGTAATTTGTGCCCAATAATCGATTAGAAATCATGGCACTTTTTTCAATGGCTTCAATATCAGAAACTGAAAATGTAGGTTGGAAACGTTGTTGGGCATCCCGCATAGATTCCTTACTCATTGCGATGGAATAACCACTTCTTGGGTCGCTTGATACCTTCTGAACGCTGGCGGGGTCTATGCCCATCTGGGTAGCCAATCTTCTTTCATAGGTAGTAATAGCACCCAACATTGTGGCGGGGTCACTCATACCCGCTTGGAATTGACCAATCAAAGGTTGAGTGGACGAATCTGGGTCACCAGTGAAACATAGAATACTAGAAGGGTCTGTGGATACACTCATTCTTTGGGAAGCCATATTGGTATCCATCGTGTTCAAACCGGCCAATTGAAGAGAAGCTACATATCTTTGTGGGAATGAAGCATCGAACATTAAATGTTTCAAGTACGTGTAATATGTTGAAGCCACCATGGAACCCGCCACAACTTCCGATAATTCATAAGGTGAAAATAGACTTCCATCTATTGAGGCATGATAAAAAACCCATGGAAGGAATGGATTCCCCTGGGCATCTCGATATGGATAATTATCGCCACTCATATCTCCACCAAGAAACTCTTTGGTCATCTCTTCCCCAAGTTTCCCATCTGCTTCCACGTGATGAACCGTATACAATGGATTATTTTTGTCTCTCAAATCATAGACATCCGCCGTCCAAAACATTTCTCCAGTGGAATCGTTTCTTCGTAGTCGTTGTTCAAAAAGATAATCCGCCTTCATCGGGTCGCCGGCGGGAGCCATTGCAAAAACCATATCAGGGGTGACCGGTCGGAACATGATTTGGTTGGAATCGCTGATATCGACTCTCATCAACATTTCACGAAGACCAATAGTTTTCATCTGAACACTGGACATCATTTCAAAATAATGACTTTTATCCAAAGCACCATGTGGACCAATAAAGTCCCGTGCTTCATCTGCGCTTTCTCTTCTTATGCCCACTGAAGGCTTTCTACTATACAAAACCGCCAAGGCTTCACATCCTGTTTTGAACACGTTGGAAGATGTATCCAAAGAACCCCAAATAGCCCGTCTATCCAAGGCCACTGTATCAGTGATGAAATCTTCCAAGTCCGAACCCCAATTTCCTTCCAAAAGTCTTCTTCTTCTGGCCGTGGTTTCTGCTCTGTCGTTGGATGCCTTATCTGGAAAGATGGGCTTGGCTGGTAATGTCAACATATTAAAATCCTATTTTCGATGAATCGGTATTTTTGAAAATTTGGGGGCGCTATATTTAGAATCAAGGATGGGAACGCACGCATAGCGCAAACTGTCTATCGCATGCTTCCATTCAGATAACCTATCCATTGCACCCGATTTTTTTAACGTCCATGAAGAAAGTGAACGAATTAATCTCTTACATTTGGGGTGTACAACAAATCTTCCTTGTACCATGGCTTCATGTATAAGTTGGCATCCATAATATACAGACCACCTTGGTTTATGGGCCGTGTGAATTCGGAAGGGACAAGAGTTCGCGGGATAATCTAACACGTGTTCCAAGGCTGAACGAAGAAGAGAATTGGACATTCTTCCCCCATGCTTTCCACCACCATGGGGGCGGTCTCCAGTCCATCTATTTATTTGTAAGGGTTCCAACCCATTTCTTCTAATCATTGCTATTATTGCTCGTGCGTGTCTTCGTGCTGTTCCTTGTTCCTTCTCCCCACCAGCGGCAAAGTATTCATCCAGAACATGAACTGTTTTATCATCATCTGATATCGCCACAAGTATAGCACATTGGGCCGCTGGTGTGTGTCCGTGGTCAATACCTATCGAAAACTTATACGAACCTACTGGACATGGTGTGTCTGATATGTGGTCTTCTCCGAAATGTTCAAATATACGTCCATCCATGGGAACACCCACATCCCAACTTCCTGATAATCTGGCCGCTTTATCTATTGACAAATACGTATCAGCAATTCTATCCACGTCTTCTTGTAGCAAGAGAGCTTCCAAGGGGCTTCCATCCAAAATCTATGGGGGTCGTGTTCTCCACTGATAGCGGGGCATGGATGTCTTTTACTCTTGGCGGTTTGGTTTCTGTTAATTTTTTTAACCACGTCAAATCACCCCCACCAATAGGTGTCATGGTCATAAGCATCCTTCCTCTATTCCGTAATAATCTTGCTGCCAATTCTCCAAAAAAGCGCTTGGGGGCACGGTTCATCAATCCAACAGAAATTAATCGTACCAGATGCAGCGCCTAATGTTCCTTGATTCGCTGTTTTAAAAAACAACATGCTTCCATTTTTCAACTTGAACCATGGATTCTTTGCACGATACCCACGCCCTTCTTGGAAGTCTGGAGAATCTTCCGCATATTCATTTTTTCCAATCAAGCTATTTATCTTGGCTTGAATAATCTTGGACTGCTCCCAAGAGTGGACGATAGCCCAAACGATTATTGGGGGCTTGATATGGGATAGGTCTTTGTATGGGCTATATCCCTTCATCATAAACAAACACTCTGCCGCTCCCACATAAGTTTTTCCTAGCTGATTGGCCGCGCGAAAAAGAGTTATATTATCCTCTGATTCCAATACTCTCTTTTGTGGTGCTGATGGTCTAAAATAATCCAGAGGGCAATCATCCACCAAGTCTTTCAACTCCTTGGTCTTCTTGGCTAGCTTCAAAAGAGAAATCATTTTGTGGCCAATCTCACAATGTTGGAAGTATCTGTTAAAAGTTCATCCATCACTTGTTTTTTCAGAAGTGGGGGAAGGGATTGGATAGCATCAACGATTTCTATCTTCAGTTGTTCAGCGGTTGAACCATGGGTTTCTTTGGATGCCTCTACAAATGTACGGAGTTCATCATGGAGAGAGAGATGGAGTTTATGAAGAGAACCCAATGTATGAATGACTTTCTCTTCTCGTGCATACTGTATATCTCCTTCTATTTCCAGAAGTTTCCCCACTCGAAAAGTGATTGGGTCAGTTGGGTATTCAAATGGGTTGGCTTTCATCTTGGCCTTGGTTCGTGCCTCTTCTTTCTTCTTATTATCCTGGGCTTTGTTACGATGCTTCTTCATGAGATAGGAAACATTGGGAATACTGCATCCCATCTTTTCCGCTATCTTTGTGTACGTCAATCCATCTTCTACAGATAGACGAACGACTTCTTCCCTTTGGGCTTGAGTGAGTTTTTTATTTGTGGATTTTGCTTTGGGCTTCTTGGTCATGGCTTTGGTTCTTTGGTTTGGTGGGGTTGTTTTAACGTTTGGTTTTTAGGGTGCGAGAGAAAAAGTGGTGGTCATAGATAGA